GCGTGAAAGCAACTTTTATCAACTTTCTTTTGAAGCCGAAACAACTTTTCGGATTGCCCCAAGTTTTCAAACTGAGCCGCCCCCCAGAGCCCTTTTCAAACTGAGCCCCTACTACAATAAAAAAGAGGAAATTCTTATCGAACTTCCTCTTCTATCGGGGTGGCAGATGGGACTCGAACCC